TCCTTTATATTTTGTAGGATCAGTTAATTGAATACTTACTGATAATTTTCTAATTATACCGTTTGTTCCCCTATCAAAATGTTTTCCATATTTTTGTCCTGGAGCTTTATAATGTGTAAACTGTAATCCCTCAGAAAAAGCTGAGATATGAAAGTTAAAAAATTGTTTATTTAATGAAGTAACAGCAGAGGTTAACTCTCCAAAGAATTTACCTAATCCATCTGTGTGATTTAAAAATACAATAGAAGATTTTCTAATTTTTTTATCGTATTTACTTTTAGCTCCAAATCCTACTAAACCTTTTTGTGTTCCTTTTTTCTTTCCAATTTTGATTATCTCTTCGCATTGTTCAGGAGTTATAAAATTTTTGATATATGCAAAAGGAGGCATCGTATCTATTTCTAATGGCCAGTTTGACATAATACGTCGTTCTATACCATAAAAAATAGTATGATGCTATATTTTAGTTTTATCCGTAATTAGTATCGTGTTTTACCCACACTTGATTATCTTCATCCCAAGAATATTTAGGCCCTACTACGCCAGGTCCAGTTGCATCATCAGGAATTGGTATTGGTGGTACCCACTCACAAGTTGTTTCATTTAACGTCCATGATGGGAATGGTTGTGGTGAATGAAAACCGTTTAAATCTTCTCTGTAAACCCAATCAACTGCTGCTCTTGATAATTTTGGTTCACCTGCAACAATCTTAATAAATCTTGTATTTGGCTCTTTATGTAAATTTCTTAAAAAAGCTTCACCGCCTTCTTGGGTTGCTCCGTTTTCTGGATCAACTAATTCAGCGTTAACCACTATGTTGTTTTCGTTTAATCTGCAAAATGTAAATGCCATATTTTTATTTTCTCTCCTTATGGTGTAAATGTTGTGCTCGCAGTGAATCTTATTACTGTATAATCTCCATCTGTAGTTACAGTTGTAGCAGGCCCTGGATAAGTTGCTGTAGACAAGTCAGATGTCAATCCTCTAATAATAACTCCTCCTGATGCTCCTGCATATTTATCTGGTCTACCACCAACGCCTCTTCCACCAAAATAAGATAGATCAGCTGATTGATCGTCCCATGGTGGTGAGTAAGGACCTTGAGGCATTCCACCTTGTCCTGGTGGTCTTTGACCTGCGTTAGAGTTAGCGTTTCCGCCCACTGCAAAATAAATTTCTGACCCAGTAATAGAATTAGGAGTACCTGCTCCAGCAGATGTAGTTGATCCTGCATTGTTGGCACCGCCTCCGCCGCCTCCTATACCTCCAGGTGTACCTCCCGGTCCTCCAGGGTTTCCTTGGTTGGTAGTTCCTGTGCCGCCTGTTTGAGGAGGAACTTGTTGTCCTCCGCCACCGCCGCCAGATCCTCCGGGCATGCCTGGAAAGCCTCCTCGGCCTCCGCCACCTCCGTAGCCACCACCTCCGGCACCTCCGCCGACTGCAGTTGTTAATCCTGTAAATCCTGAATCTCCTCCGTCACCGCCTTGGTGATAAGGTTGTGGACCTCCATTCGCTGGTCCTGGTGCTCCAACAGTTACTGTAAAAGTTGTGCCTCTTGCTAATTCGAGAGATGTTCCTGCAACGTAGCCACCTGCTCCGCCGCCTGCGCCTACGTAGAAGCCTCCGCCTCCACCGCCGGCTTGAATTACGTAATCTACCACAACAGGACCTTTACCTCCAGATAAACCGAAACCTCTTGCTGCGGCTGCTCCGAATGATCCTAGTATTGGCATATTATTATAATCCTCCTATTACGCAAACTGTGTTTGTGCTGCAAAGACTGTAAACGTTGCATCCCCAGTTTTTATTATAGTATAACTATATACATCAACTGAACTTGCATTTCCAGAGGAAGGTGCAGATCCACCTTGCCACTCAGGAGTTACTCCTGATCCGTCTACTTGAACGGCACTGTTGTAATATGGAGTTCCGCCATTAGTTACTAAGAAAGCGGCTGTCATTGAGTCCCCAGTGGCCATGACATTGTTTAAAGAGTTTGAACCATCACCTCTGAAATTTACGGTAAAGTTTCCAGCAGCATTTGATGTGTGATAAAGAACAGCTTGAGTTAATAAATCATAGTTCACTGTTCCCGTTGTGCCAGTTGCTGCAATAGTGGCTCTTTCTTGTAAAGCTTCGATACTACCAAGGCTTGTAAACTTTACAGCCCCTAAACCTTTTGGTGTTAAATCAATACCAACATTACTATCATCTCCAGTTGCAGACAACGTTGGATTATTTGTCGTCGCTGCGTTTGCAAGAGTTAATTCGTTTACAGCAGAACCAGTCGCTGTAAGTTTTAATAACTCAGCTCCACCAGTGTCTAATACTGATGTTCCTATCGCAGGTGAAGTTAAAGTTTTATTTGTTAAAGTTTGAACTCCAGTTAAATCAACCATACCCACATCGATAATGTTAGGGTTAGTTACGTCATCAGCTTTTGCGTAAAGTAATTTTGTTCCTTTATCTGTGGCTGCAAAAGTTACGCTCGACCCTGAACCTGATGCGTATTTGAATTCTACGGTGTATGCACCAGATGTAGAATTTCTTATAATGTACATTCTTTCAATGTCTATTGGAATAGTAATTACTCTGTTACCAGTGATTGTCCCTGTCAACTCAATCATGTTTTGCCGACTAATTGTTGTAATAATTGTAAATTTGTGTTTGTTTTATCACCCCATGTACCCGCATTTTCACCGGTTACCTGAAGTTCCACTCCGAGTGATGTATATGATGATGCCATAATTTTTAAATCCTTATATTGTTAGTTTACTAAACTTAAGCCGCCAAATCAACCTCAGTCCAAGTATTATTGACTCCTAAATCTACTTCATTCCATGGTGTAATATTAAGTGAACCGAGAGTGCCAGTCAACTGTATGCCTGTTAAATCTACAGTAGCATTACCTAAAGGAGATACACTAGAAATTGATGATTGTAATTGAGATCCAGTCGCTTCAGCTACAGAAACAGCGTCTGCAGAAGGCGCTAAAAATGCCATTGGTATTCCTGTAGGATTTACGATTGCAAAACCTTCAGCTGATTCTTCACCAATATTTGATTGTAATTCAATACCGTTAACAGAAACTAGAGTTAATGCACCAACAGTAACAGGCCCTATGGATGATTGTATCGCTAAAGTTTGTAAAGTTGGGTCAACGTCCTGAGCACCAACAGCTGTTCCTTGAGAAGACTGTAATTGTAATCCAAAAGGAGTGGCTATAAAATCAGCCGTTGATTCATGTGCCTCACTTATTGTAGTTTGTAATTGTATACCAGAAGGCTCAGCAACAAAATCTGTAAATCCTTGTTCCTCACCAATTGTAGATTGTAAGCTCAGTGAACCTAATTCGACAGAATATCCTGCGTTCCATGCACCATTACCCCATTGTAGTCTACCCCAACCAACATTTATTTCGTTTTCTACAGATACGCCTGGTGTCGTAGTTTGAAGTTGAATACTATCTGTTTCTAGAGTTCCAGCGATGCCCCATCCCTCATTGTTGTTCCAAGTTTTTCTACCCCAACCTGTATTTATTTCTTCCGCTGTAGACTCTTCACCAATGTTAGTTTGTAGTTGTGAACCTGTGACGCTTATAGAAGTATCAGATAAATTACCCCATCCACCTACACTAGAGTTCCATACACCGCCTCCCCAACCAAATTCAGGAAAAGCTACAACACTACCTATTGAAGTTTGAAGTTGCGAACCAGTTACTAAGGCGTCGGTTTGGTTTACTTCACCCCAGTTACCATGAGACCAAGTATTACCGCCCCAACCTCTGTCTGTAAATTCTTCTGTGTCTCCAAGAGAAGAGTTTAATTGTAAACCTGAAATACTTAAATCTAAATCAGTTTGATCAGACCATTGTCCTGAGTTCCAAGATAAAGCTCCCCAAGTGTTTTGAGTAATATCTATTTCACCACCCATTCCTATTCCGTGAATGTAACAAGCGTAATAGAACGTTGCATCGCTTTCTGGAGTTACTTCAATGTATCTTGTTCCAGCAGCGTTAAAGGTAGTTGTATTAAAGTAATCAGCTTGTGATACAGCTCCATCTAAATAATAAGTTACACCCGTGCCGTAAACGTATGATTGAGGATAAGAAGTTTGTGTTGCAAAAAATAAGGGATGATTATTATTTGTTGAGCTAGATTGATCAAATCTTAAAGTTCCACCTTTTACCCAAGTGAGATCAATGTCTCTAACTCCATTTAAATAATAAACATTACCTGTGGCTCCGCCACCTAGATATAGGCTGCCCGTTGCTACGGTAACGGTGTAAGTTAATTGTGCCATAACACCGGGCTCCTAATTATG